CAGGGCATCGGTGAACAGCCTGCCTTTTCGGCAGTCAACACAAGGCTGATAGATCAGATTGTCAACGACCAGTGGAGTGGTAAGAACTACTCGCAGCGAATATGGTGGATTACAAGCAAGCTTTCAGAGGACGTGCAGCAGCTCCTGACAACTGCTGCAATGTCAGGTGAAAGCATATTTAAGACTTCACGACGGCTCTCAGAGCGTTTCGGTGAATCGATGAACAACAGTGTCCGCCTGATACGAACCGAAACGACGTACTCCTGCAATCAGGCGGAACTGGCATCATATGAGGAGCTTGACATAGATCGCTACAAGTACGTTGCAACGCTTGATTCAAGGACTTCTCCCATTTGCCAGAAGTTGGACGGTAAGATCTTCGAGACAAAGGATGCAAAGGCTGGCACAAACCTTCCGGCAATGCATCCGAACTGCCGAAGTACGACGATAGCTTACTTCGAGGACGGAATGCCTGATATCCGCATTGCAAAGGACAAGGACGGCAAGAACATCAAAGTACCTGCAAGCATGACATATGACGAGTGGTACGACAAGTATATCAAGCCCACAGAGGGCGAGAAAAGCCCACAGAAGCCACCGAAAGCACAGCCTGGTAAATCTGTCCCAGTAGAGATACCAGCTCCACAGGGCGCAGACAGTGGCTATACAGACGTTAAAATTCCGAAAAGAGGTAAATGATCATGGATGAAAAAGCATTACAGATTGTCAGAGGTTATATCGCAGCACATCTCGACAAGTCAGACCCGACACCAGAGTTCGAGGTATACACAGTATGGAAGGTCAAGGCGCTGCAGAACTGGAAGTATCTGCTTGCAAGCACTCTTCCCGACGGTATGTACTACGAACTGACCTACAACGGCGACAAGCACGAATGGTACCTTGATGCATACAAGAAGTTCGAGAACGTTGTCGTTCCTGAAAGCGTGGTGAAGTAATATGAATTTCGGACAGGCACTCGATGCTATAAAAAGCGGTCATAAAGCAGCTCGTTCAGGCTGGAATGGTAAGAACCAGTATATTGAGCTTGCTTCAAATATCAGCTATATCAACGCTGACGGCTATACCGTGAACGCAGAGCATGAAGCTATCGGCAATAAGGCCATTGCTTTTGTCGGCACTTCAGGCGTTCAGCTTGGCTGGTTAGCTTCTCAGGCTGATATGCTTGCAGATGACTGGATAATTCTGTAACCGACATTATTGTCGGTCACAAAGTTCCCGACATTCGTGTCGGGAAGATATCAGCTTAGTATAGTGGAATTATGGCGGTCTCCAAAACCGAGGACGGGTGTTCGATTCACTCAGCTGGTGCCAAGCCGACGGGCATAAAACGGATTCGTCTACTCTGACGTTAAATGGAGGTTTACTATGGACACAAACACAATGCTTAAAATCCCGATGCAGTTTTTTGCCGAGGATCCTGAAGGAACTGAGCCAACAGGCACAGCAGGTGTTCAGGAACCAACAGCACCACAGGGAACAGAACCGAAGCCAGCAGAAAGCAATCCTGCTCCTGCCTCTGACAAGACGTTCTCCCAGGCTGACGTTGACCGTATCGTCGCCGAGAGGTTAGAGCGACAGCAGAAAAAGTTTGCTGCTGAAAAGGAAGAAGCTGCAAAACTTGCTAAGATGAATGCCGAGGAAAAGGCGAAATACGCAGCCCAGAAACGAGAAGAGGAACTCACAGCCAGAGAAACGGCGATTCAGAAGAAGGAGTTACGCTTCGAAGCGTTGAACATCCTTGAAGAGAATAAACTTCCTGCAAAGCTCATTGACTGCATTGACCTTACGTCGGCAGAAACAAGCAAGGCATCCATAGAAGCAATCAAAACAGCATGGACTGAAGCTCTGACAGCTGCGGTCGATGCACGACTTAAATCATCAGATCCGCCTGCTTACAGCGGTGGAAATAACACAAAGACGGATCCTTTCTTTGAGGGATTCGGTCAGTAAAGAAAAGAGGTTATATAAATGGCAGTTAATCTCGCTGAAAAGTATTCCAGTAAAGTGGATGAAGTCATGATGAATGGTGCTTTATCAGAAGCATCAATCAATAAGGACTACGAGTTCACTGGAGCTAAGTCCGTAAAAGTATATAGCTTTGACACGGTTGAGATGAACGACTATAATCGTTCTGGCTCCAATAGATACGGCACACCTGAGGAGCTTCCCGACGACACTCAGGAGATGATCCTTACACAGGATAAGTCGTTTACATTTACAATCGATAAGGGCAACCGCATCGACACACCTGAGGGTGTAAGAGATGCCGGAAAAGCACTCCGTAGACAGGTTGATCAGGTAATTAAGCCCATGATCGATAAGTACAGATTCACCAAGATCGCAGAAGGAGCAGAGCACGTATTTTTTGATACAGTAGGTGTAAGTGCTACAACTGCTTATAGCCTGTTCCTTGATGCGAACGAAGCAATCGACGAAGCTGACGTTCCTTCCGAGGGCAGAGTTGCAAACGTATCTCCTAAGTTCCTCAAGGAGCTGAAGAAGGATGAAAGCTTCATTAAGGCAGGAGATCTGTCACAGAAGATGCTTATATCTGGACAGGTAGGTGAGGTAGATGGAGTTGCTATTGTTAAGGTAGCGTCTTCAAGACTTCCTGCAGGTTGCCTGTTCGAGATTACTCATAAGGCTGCTACAGTATCACCTATCAAGCTTGCAGAGTATAAAATACATCAGGATCCTCCTGGAATCAGCGGTCAGCTTGCTGAAGGACGTGTTTACTTCGATGCGTTTGTGCTTAGCAAGAAAAAGAACATGATTTCCGTCGTATATGGTAATACTGGCAGTCTGAAGCTTACAGCAACCGCAGGCTCAAGCTCAACAACATCTAAGGTCAAGGTTACAGGCAATACCGCAGGCGGTACCCTTGTTTACAAGGGCGACTATGCTTCTGCTGCTGCTGCTGCTGCTGCTATCGATGTCGGCGACGATGTTTCAAGCTGGACCGCATTTCCTGCGAATGGAGTTGTTACTACCGCCAACGGCAAGTATATCGCTGTTGCAGTTAAGGTCAACGGCAAGTGCGTAAGCGGTGGCACTGTTGCTGCCGTAGTAGGATCATGACGGCACTTGACAAGCTCTTAGTACTGTTAGGCAATCCCTGTGAATGTTCAGAAGAAACTGCCGAAGTGTGTCTGAGCATGGCGGAGGACGCTGTGCTCGACTACATCGGCAGAGATAGTATTCCAAAAGGTGCAGAAAGCATCGTGATAAAGCTTGCTGTAATCTATTACAACAGGCTCGGCAACGAAGGAGAGACAGCAAGAACCGAAGGCGGTATCTCTCAGAGCTTCTGCACCGACATTCCAGAGGATATCAAACGACAGCTTCAGAACTATCCTCGAAAGGTAGGTGTTATCCATAGTGAGACTATCGAGGAATAAGCAGCGTCCTGTATTCATTTTCAAAATGGTCGATGCACCGTCTAGTTATGTCGGCACGGAGAAAAAGATTGACCTTATAGGACGGTTCAACTGCATCGTCGAAACAAAGGTAGAGGAAAAGACCGAAAACGGAACAACCTCAAAGCAGAAAACGGTAACTCTGACAGTACCGAACGGATATCATTTTAAGGAAGGTTTCATGGCTTCGCTCGAAAGCAGTACCAAGCCTGACTTAAAGCTTACAGAATTAGTTGGAAAGTATACATCTCATTCAGTATTCAAGTGTGAATCATGGAAATAAGTTTCCGTGCCGATGGACTTGATGCCTGGATAAATAAACTCGCAGCACTGCAAGGAATAGAAAGAGATCCTCGTATTGACAAGGCTCTGGGACGTGGCGCAGCTCGTATGCAAGGAGCTGTCAAAATGCTCACGCCAGTAGATACAGGAAACCTCAGAAATAAAATATTTCTGGATCATGAGCAGATGATGGTGTATAACGTCGAAACGAATGTGGAATATGCTGCATTCGTTGAATTCGGCACTGGCAAGCTCGGAGACCCCACCGTGCCACATACCAGCAAGGATTCATGGACGTACTATTCCGATGCGTTGAAGCGGTTTGTTACAACAAGCGGTCAAGAGCCGAAGCATATGTTTACACAGGGCTTTTCAACTATGTATAAGAAGGTCGTTGATATTGTCAGAGTAGAAATAAGGGAGATTATAAGAAATGCTTGACCTAAATAAGAAAATAGCGAATCTCCTGAAAGGAATAGCTCCTGTCGAGCTGTCAGGCTCCGAGAAGGAACTTGAACTGCCGTCAATATATATCAATATGGTGTCGAATATGACTGATGTTGCATTCGATAACAAGGACTTCCTGACGAGGTTCGTGTATCAGATCGATATTTATGCCGAAACACCGCAGCGATGCGTTGAAATAGCCGAAGCAGTCAATGAACTGATGCAAGGCGACGGCTGGCAGCGTTCCAATGGCGCACTGATGGGCAGACAGAGGTATATGCTGACATACACTGCGTTCGTCAGCGAGAAATACAGCACATATAGTGCTTAAGGAGTGATAATATGGGTGAATTCAATTCAAAAGGCACCATACTCAGCGTGGCTCCTGTCCCCCAGTCGGGAGACCCAGCATACAAAAAGCTGTATGGCCTGTTTACTGTCCCCGAAATGGGCGGCACACCTGAACAGATAGACGTAACAAATCTTGAAGACAGCCACAAGCGCAGCATTCTCGGCATTCAGGATACTGGAACACTCGACTTCGAGTTTTATGCAACCGAAGATGAAACGGACACCACAGCGCAGATCAGAGACACATGGAATATCCTCAGAGGATACCAGAGTGCAGGCAATACTATGATGTGGAAGCTCAAATATCCCGATGGCGAAGGCTTCACGTGGAAGGGCAAATGCTCTCTTCGCCGTCAGTCTGTCGGTGTTAACTCTGCTGTCAAGTTTACGCTGACCGTAGGCCTTGAAACAGAACTGACAGATATCTGATAAGGAGAAGCTA